CAGTATCATGTTCACTAGTATCAATTCTACCTAATGCTTTAACTTCTGCTACGGTTACAATACTCATTAAATATCTCCGTATCCTAGCTTTGCTAAAACTTCCTTATCAACCCTAGCCAATACTTTTTCTTTCAATTCTTCTGAATAATGATCTAAAAATTTGTTATTGGTGTAATAACTTTTATCGAAAGTTTTATCAGTTGGTTAACCATGCTTTCCCATCCAATTATCTGAGACGGTAAAGTTTCTATCTTTACCAATTAAATTTGCTTGCTGCGCATAATCTCGTATAAGCAGTGGATTAACCAGTAAATCTTCATACTTTAAAATACCTTTAACGCAGGTATATTCTTTTAAAGTTTTAAGCCAATTTTTATACCTATTATTCCATAGCTCAATCTCATTAGAGTTACTGACATAATTCTTAAACGTTCCTTTACCACGATACCGATAAATACTAGGTAACCAAGATAAAGGATGCTTAACAATCACTAATAATAAATCCGGTTCGCTTCCCCAGACTTCTTTAACCTTCATATGGATACCATACACTTTAACAGTCTTCATATGCTTAAACCCTTAATATAATAAAGCACCAACAATGTGATTTTCATCGCATGGGGCTAAAACTACCAAGCCGTACTCGCTAAAACACTTTACTAATTCTTCTTCTGTTTGCCATCCGATCAAATGACCGTTTTTCTGGGCAGTCTTTTCGTTTGCTTCGCCTTTTGGAACACTAAAAATTAAACTATGCTTAGTTACATTTTTTATGTTTTGCATAATTTTATTAAAGTCAGGCCAAGTAAAATGCTCTAAAACTTGCATAGCTACTGTATGTTTAAATGCTTTATCCCATTGGTGTTTCTCAAGATTTAGTGCATTACCGCAAACAAATATTCTATTCGGATGTCGTTCTCTGGCTGAATCAATAAGCTTCGGGCAAATATCCAAACCAAGATAATGAATGCTGTAATCTAGGTACTTTGTAAACTCTCCAAACGCTGGGCCAATTTCTAGCACTGGACCGCCTAATATATAATTACGAAGGGTACTGAATTCTTCGTCGCGTATCCGCAGATCGTCACGTTCTAGATATGCGTCGTGAATTTCATCCCACCAATCGGCAGAATTTACTTGTTTAACATCCATATACCTCTCCCGCCTTTTATCCAAGTGCCTTTAAATTCAGTAGTGTTTTCAATTTCTTCAATAGCTTGCCTAGGTCCTGCATACTGTTGATTAGTGTCATGTACCGCTACGAATTTACCTGATACCCGGATAGCTTCGGTAACATCTCGCAAAGCACCTTCGTAACTATGATCCCCATCAATCCAAACGAAATCTATCGACTCTGATTCTTGATCGTCAAGAAATTCAAAGCTACCCGAAGCTTTAAATGTAACAAACTCTCTCAGACCGCAATCAATTAATCGTTTAGTAGCATACGAATCGCTAATGGCTTCCCCACCATGCGCCCGACTCCAATTATCTACGCTAGTTATGTGGCCTTTTTGATTGTGTTGCATAGCCATAGCGAGCCAGCAAGTCATATGACCACGACTTACCCCCACTTCCAGAGCATCGTCGGGTTGTATCATTCTAAGAATAGAATAAAGCATCCATTTTTCTTGCAGATCGGTTCCCTTACCTAGCGGATTTCTAGTGTCGTAGTCTATTAGCTCTTGAACTTTAATCATTACTTCATCTCCAATAGTTTTGCGTATGCGGTTTTAACTAAGCTAGGAATTTCAAAAGTAACCTGCTTAATAATCCCATCTCCACAGTTACCGAGCTGTCCATTCCATTTTGTCCAAGCTTCTTCACGTTTAATACGTCCGGGTTGTCTTCCATCGCGTTCTAAATAAAAATCATGCTTTTGCTGCATTCGTTCTTTAGTTAAGCAATGACCAAGGTGATGTATAACTGTCTCTTTAACATCATTACTTACCACTCGAAATTTATTTCCATTAGCATCTTGAGCAGTAGTTCCTTTTGGGCTTAAAAACTTAAAGCCATTTCTCCAATAACTCCACCGATAATGCGGATGTACGCACCCTTTATACCCGTCATCGGAAGGAATACCCCAACGAGCATCCCCCGACGCGTCTACCACATAATGATTTATATCGTGCCAATAGTGAATCCATTTCGGGCAAGATACTGGTAAATCGGCTGTTAACCACGCTTCAAGTCCTTCATAAATTTCATCCGCATCAAAAATAAGCATACGATTTCCGGTTGAATAGTCTGCACACCATTGACGCATCTCCCGTTTACAACTCCATAGCGGTCGCGCTTCAAGCTTAATTTTATTGTCCTTATCATTAAAAGATTTAATCAATTCTAAACTATCATCTACTGGAATATGCTCCCACATCTTAGTAGGGCCGTGCGCTATCATAATTTCATCAACATAAGGATAAACTGATTCAATAGCTTCCTGAACACTGCGACCACAATAACAAATTAATTGTGCGGTTACTTTGGGTTTATTTAAAATAAAGTTGAATGCCGTTAAGGTCTTTTTCATATTCAATAAGCCGTATTTTTTTGATACCTCTATAGCATTCAACTTTTCACCATTAACTAAACTACCATTCACAACCGCATGAACTTTCTTACAGAAATCATCACAACTACCATGCTTAGCATAAATTATTAAATCGCCATAATTCTTACGTAAAACCTCTAAATCATAAGCAACTACCGGAGTCTCATTTACTAATGCTTCGCCCGGAACCATTCCGTAACCTTCAAATAAACTCGGAGCTACGACGCATCTAGCATCTTTCATAATACGCATTTTTTGAGCGTCGGTTACTGGAGTGGTGAACTTAATAAATCTATGGTCTGGCTCGTCCTTTGGCATATGCGGAGGTACACCGATGCAAACTAAATGAAGTTTACCTTTATAAGAGGTGGCAGCTTTAACAGCATGCGTATGGCATTTATACTTACTACTTCTTGCACTCCAAACTATATAAGGCTCTTTACCTATTTCTAATTCAACAGGATTATCAACTGCTTTATCACAAGCTGAATCATTAACTGCAGGAGCTACCACGTATATCTCTGGGTGCTTTCCGTTTAGGTAAACCGATAGATACTTTTTACTTTCTTCACTGTTACATAAAAGAATATCGGCTTTGTTCAAAGCATGTTTAGTATCCTGCATTCTGGAAGCGGTTGCCTTATCATACTCGGCTACCCAATTTGGAGTTTCAAAATTCATCACGGCAAGCCTACACCGCTTATGAGTATGTCTGTAGTCTAAGGTAACCCGACTTATTTTGTCTTTTCCATCGGTGATTAAAAGATCAATATCCTCTGGAAGTTGGCTAGCGTTTTGAGACTCCACAAACTTAATTCCATTGAACGGATAATCAGCAGCCCATTTTGGGATGCGCTCACTCACATACAAAACATCGCAACCAATCTCACATAAATTCCAAGCCATTTGAAAAAGGTGAACTCTTCCCCCAGAATAATACTGGCTCGTATGTACCACCATCGCAACGCGCATTCCTTTGAAAGTGAAAGGAAGTTCATCAAGTATTCTATTGCCACCATGCGGGGTATACGGTTCAGCTGGACGTTCAATTATTTTCTGTTTAAGAAGTTGTAAAGCTATTCGACGATTTTTAATAAAGATAGTATCGCCGATAGTTTTAGGAACTTCTTGTCCCTTATGGTTACGAAAAACATGAGTGCGCATCACGTTATATTCCATTAGAGTTTCCCTACAATGTCAGTTTTAACGACTGAAATTTCTTCACCGTCTGGAAGTTCAACCTTAACAGTTTTTTGATTTACTTTAATGACTGTAGCATTTACAGTATCGTCTTTCTGACTAATACTAACTATATCCCCAACTTCAATCATGTCTGGTTTGTCTTTAGGCTTAGATATCACCTTTGTATTGTTTGAAGTATCATTAATCTGTTTTTCGATTTTCTTTTCTGCTTGTGCACGTTCTATATGTTTGTCTTTAAGTAAGGCTTGGGCTTGCAACCTATTTTTAATGAAGATTATATCGCCTTTATTTGCTCTAACTTTTTTAGATGCTTTGTTAAGGTATTGAATTGCTGGGGCAGTTACTTTGTATTCCATTTCTATCACCTCCGTTTTTAAAAATGGGGGCGAGCGGTTAAACCCGCCCCCTTGCTTGATCCACGATGTTACTAGATTCAGCTCGCGCCAACATCACCAAGTTGAGCGCAGAGACGCGGCTCTACCAATTCACCACCAACGTTCACGAATATCGCCAGACTCACAACATTATTCTGGAACTTGTAATCCTCCGAACGCTTAATTACGATATCCTGATCCATCGCTACATAATATTCGCGTAGATCACAGAAGAAGATATCACCCTCAGTACCAAGGTCGGGATTGCGAGTAGTTCCTACGAATGGATATCCACCCAAACGCTCAAACAAACCGGTATTGGTATTCGCGGTGAAGAGGGGTCGACCATTAGTATCCTCAAGCTCTTCAAGAACCTGCAAAACACCATCGGCAGTAACGTAAACCGCGCCGGCACGATGGTAAGGTTTAAGGGCGTATTTAAGGCCAGTCAAATCCTTACGAACTACGGTTCCGGAAGTCTGCCGACCAACGGTACGGATACCATCAGTTTGCAAAATACCCAAAGGCTTGCCAGAGCCATCACCATTAATAAATGCCTGGTCCATCGCATCCATCGCTACCTGACTTCCGCGAGTACCGACCCACTGCTCAATCGCAAGCGGTGAACGGCGAATAAGCGTCTGACTGATTTCAGTATACATCGCAAACTCATTACAATCAATCTTGACCTGCTCGAACTGAGTATCACTCTGCGGTTTAGTTCCAGCTTCGCTAACCCAACTACCACTCATACCACCATACTCGTTAGAGTCTGACTGTTTCGAACGCGGCCAGGTAACCTCACCAGTCGGCGCGGGAACTATGGTAGCTCGCGGCATAATATGGCTACCTTCGACGGGGGCATCGATCATATTTGCGCGGAAGTCTTCTGGGATGGCATAACCGCCCAAAGCATTTGAGGAGGTAACCATCGTAGAGGCTTTCATAACCCTAGCGATGTCATAATCAGACATTCCAACGCCCTTAGCCCATTTAAGTCCGAACATTTTAATAGCCATGGACTTCGGAACTATCGCACCACCTAGCCCCTTATTAAACGTGGTCGAGTCGCTGGCTATAATCAAATCAGCTTCCTGACCGGAAAGAGCTTTCTTGCCACCTTCCATATATCGGGTGAAAGATTTCTCACATTGACGAAGCTCGTCGTCATGGTCTTTCGCTTCCGCACCACCAAGTACCGCACCATCGGGAACGTTAGCTTTAGTGAGGTCGCCAGCGGATGCAAGAAGGCTATCAGCTTTCTTTTTATTTTTAGCCTTGACGATAGCATCCTCAAGCGCATTAGCAGCTTTCTTCTGCTCTTCATAAGCTTCGTCGTAAGCTTTTTGAGCTACTGCCTTGGCTTCGTCGCCTTCGGCTTTGGATATAGCTTCATCGCAGCTTTCCATTTTCTTGATTGCTTCTTCAAGTGCTTTTTTAAATTCGTCCATCGTAGTTCTCCTTATATTTCAAAACATTTAGAAAGAAGTTTAGCAGCATCGAGTTTTACTTCTCTAACTGATTTACAATTAACGGCCTTTTTGGTGTCATTGTCATCAGTATTAACTTTAGAATCATTTTCGCTTTGGTGATCGCCGTCCGTTGCGGGGGATACCTCACTACTTGATTCCTTCGCCAGAGTTATACCCACTTGATGTACTTTAGCTTCCACAATAATACCGTCCTTTTCTTGAACGATTTCAAAATCAACTTCACATTCAAACTCTTCACCATGCTTAAGAATAGTTGGAATCATTCCTTTGCTCATACGCTGCTCGCAAGATTTATCAAACGCTCCTTCTTTAACTTTGAAATTAGATTTAACGAAAAGTTCTTTATCATCTTTTTCTAGCTTTTCAAAATCTTTACACATATAAACTTGCTGGCTGTCTTTATTAATTTCTATGTAACAATGACGCTTCTTATTAAGCCCCAAAGCAATCCGATGTTTCTGGAGATGATTAATGGCTTCGATGGAAATACCTGTACTATCGCGATTGCACATAATATCATTCCAAGCAGATTTTAATCCAGACTTGCTAACCAGTAAGGTTCCGGTAGTGTATATTCCGTTTTCGTTTGGCTCGCTACCGTCCTTAACCCAATGATGCGGATGCTTCCATGTTGCTTTATCTTCTGGATTAGTGCTATAGACTTCCCATGCAAAAGCTGCTAACGGTAGTGAGTCTTTAACTATTGATCCCCAAGCTTGTTCACTTTCTTGGATATCATTTGTATGACTGCTTTTGGTGAACTGTTTAGTTTCGATTTCATACTCTTTGACTATTTTGGTAGCTTCTTCTGTTTTGTAATTTTCGTTTAAAGCTTGATAGGCTTTAGCAACCTGCAACCCAACTTCCTTACTACACCCAGCAAATCCGCGAGTGAGTGCGTCGGGGTTGGCAGGCACTGGAACTGCGGATAGTTCTAACATTTCTGTTTTCTGGAAGTGGTAACCAGTGATCATTCCATCGTCATTCAGCATAGGTATCGTTGCGTCTTTCTTAGACGTAAACCCAATACTCCAGGCGTTTAAAAAACCATCCGCGAATAGATCAAATATTTCTTGCGCAAACTTAGTTTCGGCGAATTGGATATCGGCCATTATTGCATTAGGGCTTTTATAAATTTCGAGTACTTTAGCGACTGGCGGCATATGATTATCATGCGCCCAAAGTACAATAGGGTTGTTGAGGTAGTTTATAAAGTCAAGCCCTTCTGGGTCAACGATGTCACCGTCGCGGTCTATGGCTTTGGTGGTGATAGTGGCCGATAGTATACGTTTACTTCTGTCAACGCTTACAGGCTGTCCGATTGTAGTTCTTAAAGTTTTTGCATTCGTAGGCATTTCTATCTCCTATGCTATGTTAGTATGTTCATACCAATCTAAAACCCATGTTAAGTTAGTATTCGATACATTCTGCTCAGTAGCTTTTAATAAATATATCGTATTTTGTTTAAGTAAAATTTCTT